CACCAAGGTACTCGCCTCGATCGCAACGGCACTCGGTCTCAAGAAGGACGCGTCGCCCGACAAGATGAAGAAGGCATTCGACGCGCTCGTTTCGCTCGCAAGCGCGATGTTCGATGAGCCGCTGCCGGAGACTCCGGAGCTTGTCGCCGACGAGGCGCAGCTCTCGCGACTCGTGACGCTCGCCAAGCGCGTCGCGCTGATGGACGGCATGGTCTACGACGACGCCGCCGAAGAGGTCGACACCGGCGCTGCGATGCTGGTCGACAAACTCATGACGCTCACGGGCATGGACGCGCCGACGCTGCTCGCGGCCGTCGAGGCCAACGGCGACGCGCTCGTCGCGCTGCTGTCGGGCACCGCCGCATCGGGAATGTCCAGCGACGCACCGGCAGCCGCCGCAGCGCTCGCGCGCGACGCAGACCGCGGGCGCATCGTGGAGCTCACCGCACGCGCCAACGCGCAGGCAACGCAGATCGCCGCGCTCACGGCCGACCTGGCCAAGCGCACGGCAGCGGAGACCGAGGCTCGCATCGCGGCTTCGTTCTCGCGGCTGCTCACGCAGGGCAAGGCGGGCGAGTCCGAGCGCGCGACGTTCCTGTCGCTGTCGGCGCAGTCCGAGTCCATCGCGCTCTCGGCGTACGACACGCGCTTGCCGGTGCTGCCGCCCTCGGGGCAGGTCGCGAGCGGCGCAGTCGCAGCGCCGGCCAAGGCCACCACGCACACGAGCACGGCCGACGTGAGCCAACTCGGACTGACTGACCCGCGCTCACTGGCGCGACAGGCGAGTCGAGCGCGCGGACTCAAGGGCGCCGTCGCCGCTGAGTTTGAAACGCGCTGGCTCGCGAAGCACGCCGAACGCCACACGTCCGCCTGAGCGCGGCCCAAAGAAACACAGGAGATAAGACCATGACCGTCCTCACGACCAGCACCGCACGGCAGCACCGCAACAACGCGATTCCGTCCTTCGCCAAGTACACCATGACCGCGAGCACGACCATCTTCGAGGGGGCCATCGTCGCCGTCACGAGCGCAACGCAACTCGCGGTCAACGCGAGTGACGCGGCGGCGATCGCTGTCGTCGGCATTGCCACGATTACGCGCACCAGCGCCGCGACCGGCACCACGCTGATCGAGGTGATGTTTGGGCACGACGAGTTGCTCCAAACGAACGTGACGATGCTCGCGCTCGTCGGCAGTCCCGCCGTCGTGTTCGACAACGACGTGGTCACCAGCGTCGCTGGCGGCACCAACGACGCCAAGGTCGGAGTCGTCAAGGAATTCGTTTCTGCCACCCGGTCGTGGATCACGATCCTCGGCGTCGCGACCATCTGATCGCCCTGAGGGCGACAAAGGATTCCAATGGACCAGAGTCACGTCATCAATAACGCTGCGCTCGACGCGAGCGTCACTTCGTTCCGTACCGCCTTCGATGAGTTCTTCGTCAATCAAGGCGACGACCCGCTCGTGACCGCGTTCACCGAGGATCTCAGCAATGAGAACGGCTCGATCGCGCAGGTCATCTTCGAGGACACGATCGGCCTGTGGCGCGAGTTCATCGGTGGTCGCGAGACCATCGTTGTGCGCCCGAACGTGCTCAACATCACGCTGAAGACGTACGAGAAGACGATGATGATTCGTCGTCGCGACGTGCGCTACGACAAGATCGGCGTCGTCGAGCGGCGCATTCGCCGGTTCCTCTCGGCGGCTGCGAGCTACAAAGTCGAGCTTCTGCACGAGATGCTCTTCCTGAACGCGGGCGCCGGCCCGACTGCCTACGACGGCGTGGCGCTGTTCTCGGCGTCGCACCCGAACGGACCTGCGGGCGCGACGCAGTCGAACCTCGGTACGGCTGCGCTTTCGCACGCGGCGTTCAACGCGGCATACGCGGGCATGGCCAGCCTCGGCCGTGAGAGTTCCGACCCGTTCTACGTGTTGCCGCGCACGCTCGTCGTCGGCCCCACGAACCGCGCGCCCGGTCTCGAGATCACCGCTGCGGACCTCCGCTCGCAGGGCATCACCGCAGGCGGCGTGCTCGACGCGGCGGCGTCTCTCGTCGCGTCTGCGGCGATCAGCAACGTCAACAGCGGCGTCGTCAACCTCGTCGTCAATCCGCGCCTCACCGGCACGCGAGCGGCGTGGTGGTACCTACTCGGAGCGCCCGTCAACGCGGGGCAGATCAAGCCCGCGATGTACCTCGAAGGCATGCCGCCGACTGAGCAACTCGACGTGGCGCTCGACTCGCCGACCGTGATGGCGACCGACCGCTACACGTACGGGCTGATCGCCGACGGTGCGTACGCGCCCGGCATGTGGCAGAGCGCGTTCTGGAGCAACGGAACGACCTGAGCAACTGACGCGCTCCGCTTCGGCGTGAGCGCGTCGCACGACAGCCGCGATCGGTCTCGCCGGTTCGACTCCGGCACGCGGCCCCGCTGATTTTTCTGACAGCGCATCAAGAGGAGATGACATGGAACACGAACAATACGACTCGGCAACGCCGCACGGACACACCGCAGCGACTGGGCGCCGTGAGCATCGGCTCTTGCTGCGCGTGACGCTGCGGCCCGGCTCGACGGGCATGGTGATGGGCGATGGCCGCTTTCACGGAGTCGGGCACTGCCAGTGTCCCGACGCCGTGGCCGGCGTGCATGAGATTCAGATCTACAAGTCGGGACTTGCCAGCGTGATGGCGCTCGTCGAGACCGACGAAGCCGCCGTCGAAGTCGCTACCAAGCTCTACGTCAAGCGCGTGGCGAAGTGGATGACCGACAACAAGCAGCCGGAGCAAGCGTACGGCTCGTCGCCGCAGGCCGTGTTCCGCGAGCTGAACGACCGCGACATCCTGCCGTTCGCGTCCATCGACGTGCTCAGCGAACTCCAGCCGATCGCGCTCGCGGAGAAGCGCATGGAGGGCGACGCGACCACGCACGCCACGCGCGCCGGCCAGGTCGAGCTCGCGGTGCTCATCGCCGAGGCGGTTGCGACCGCGCTCGCGAAGCACGGCATCGGCAGCAGCGGCGGCGGCAACGTCAACGCGCAGAACAAACAGGGAGGCCAGCGATGAGCACGCACAAGAGCAAGAAGAGCGCACCGGCAGTCGGTGACGCAATCACGTACACGACCGAAGGCGGCGGCGGTCCGTGGCCGGGCAAGGTGCTCGGCGAGGCCGATGACGCCGGCGTCTACTGGATCGAAGTGACCAAGTCGACGACGCGCAACGCCTTCCGATGCGGCGCGATCTTCGGCGACAAGCCCGGGCAGTTCGCGCTCGTGGACGGCGCGGGCAGTCTCTACACCGGGCCGGATACGCGTCCTCCGAAGTGAAGAGGTGTCGAGATGCCGTTTCTTTCTGACGCGTACATCACTGCGGTCCTCGGCGGCGCCGTCACTGGCGCTCCGAAGTACGCCGCGATGGGCGACCCGTCCGCGCGCGCTGCGTGGATTCTTCGCGCCGACGCCGCCGTGGTCGCAGCCGCATCGCGCGGCGGATACTCGGGCGTCACGTCGGACGGTCCCGTCCCGGCGACGGGCGCGGCGTACGAAGTGCTGCGCGCGCTGGCGTTCGACGAGTGGTCGATCATCGCCAACTGGTACGGGCGCGAGATCAAGCTCGGCGAGTTCGGCGCCCCGTCGTCCGTGCTGTACGCGACTGCGGGCGAGGGGCGCATTGACCTGCCGGGCATCGGCCGCGACCAGATCGGCGGCGCGGCCGGCGGCGACATCACCAACGTGAGCTCGCTCAGCACGAGCACGGCGGCGCCGATCTTCACGCGCGCGGCCCTCGAGGGCAACGGCTTCTGCTGATGGCGATCACCTTCGCGCCTGGCCAGTCGCCCGACGACGCGGCGAAGGCGCTGCGCGAGATGTCCGCGCGTGCGAAGGATCTCGGCCCCGTGCTGCGCGCGCAGTCGGAGATGATACTGCGGCTAATCCGCGATTCGTTCCGCAACTCGCGCGGCCCGGACGGCACGCCGTGGAAGCCATTGGCGCAGAGCACGATCGACAAGCGGCGGCGCGGCAGCAGTAAGCCGCTCGAAGACACCGGCGCGCTGCGTGACGGCAACTCCGTCACCGCCGGCCGGATGGATCTCACCATCGGCACCACCGTGCCCTACGCCGGCGCGCAGAACTTCGGCGCGACGAAGAGCGGCACGTTGAAACGCAAGAGCGGCACGCGCCCCGCTGGCACGCCGTGGACGACGAAGATTCCGGCGCGCGCGTTCTTGCCGTTCACCATCGCCGGCACGCTGATCGAAATCGGACCGAGCGCGCTCGTGTTCGACCGCCTCGCGCGCGCCGTCGGCAACTACATCACGACCGGCCGCACGGCGTAAGGGGACGAGCATGCCCGATGCGTCCCGCACGCAGCGCACGCAGCGTCAGTCGCGCGCAGTGTCGTCGCCGGGCGAATCGCGCGCAGCATCAGCCGCCGCGCAGTCGCGGGCGACTACGGCGCCGGCAGCATCTCGAGCAGTCGTCACCGCGGCGCAGTCGCGTACGGTTAGGGGGTAGCATGTACTGGCCAGTCAAAGACCCCGCGGACGTGCTCGACTACTCAATCGTCTTCGAGGACATCAACCCGGCGGTGGAGAACTTGGCGTTCGCCACGTTTACCATCGCGCTCCAAGGCGCGGCGGGGACAACCGGAACCGCGCTCATCAGCGCCGTGGCGCTCGGGCCCGGCTACGCGTCGAGTTTCAACATCAGGACGGCAACCATCTGGCTCGCGAACGGGCGCGCGGGCGAGAGTTATCTCGTGTCGTGCCTCGCTGGAGGCGACGTTGCGCCGGGCCGCATCTACGAGCGCAGCGTGTCTATCACGATCGCCAATCGCTGACGGGGTGACATGGCGCTGCTCAACGAAGACGCGATCCGCGACACCATCGCAGACGTCATCACCGGCGCGATTGCCGGCGTGCGTGCCATTGCGGTAGGCAGCCTGTCAGCCGACGCCGCCGAGGGCATGACTGACCTTGCGCTGGCGTCGCGCGCGTTGCCGCTGCCGGTGTTCACCGTCGCGATCGGATACGAGCCGCTCGACGACCCGCCGCCGCAGCCGAGCAACCTCTGGCTCGAGCAGATCAATGTGGCGATCACGCAGACGTATCTACTGAGCACGGCCGCGCTCCAACCCGACGAATACCGCGCAGCGAAGGCGACGAGCGCAGCAATCGCGAGCGCGATACGCATCGCGTTCTCGTGGCCCGGAAAGCTCTCGGCATCCGCCGCGGCAGCGCCCACGGGCATCCTGAGCGGCGTACTGCGCTGGACCGGCTCGAGCGTCATCCGAGACCAAGCGCCGCAGCAAGGCCAGGCCGAGGGCGGCGGACTCTACCAGACGCGCAGCGACTACACGGGCTTCGTCCAAACCGCGGCGTCCACTTCATGACGAGGCACCATGTCGATTGAGATTATCAAGCTCACACGGACTCGCATTCAGCCCGAGGCCGTCTACGGCGTCGACGACTCCGCCAATCTCGGCAACTACATCGACTTCCCCGCGAACGAGGGCGCGATGGTCGCGACCGCGCAAGAGATGATCGAGACGATGCTGCAACAGCAGTTCCGGCACGGGCGCACGAAGCGCGTGGCCGGCGTTCGGTCCGCGTCGCTGAACCTGCCGTTCAATCTGTCGGCGACCGGCGCCGCGAATCCCGGCAACGCCGTGTTCCCGACGGCGACGACGTGGGGCCTCTTCCGGCTGCTGCGCGCGATGCTCGGCGGCGCACGCACGCCGACGGCGCAGGCTGCCGTTACGCAGGCGCTGTCGGGCTCGACGGCAAACGCCCTCACCGTCACCGCCGGTCACGGGAACACGCTGGGCGCGGTCGGCGGAGGCGTTGCCGTTGTAGTCAACGGCCGACTCGAAGCGCGCAAGATCATCGCGGTTACGTCCAACATCGTCACGCTCGACAAGGCGCTCTCAACGGCGCCCGCTCTCAACGCACTCGTGTACTGGCCGGCGGCGACGTTCTTCCTCACCGAAGATCCGGCGGAGTCGCTCCAGTTCGTTTGCGAGGGCGCGGAGGCGACTGACCGATTCGTGGTCGGCGGCATGCAAGGCACGCTGTCGATCGAGACGGCGATCGCGCAACTCGTGAAGGCGACTGCAACGTTGAGCGGCCCGCTATGGGTAAAGCTCTCGAGCCTCGCGCTCGCGTCGGCGACCGTCGCGAACTACTCGCCGGTGCCCGTCATCGACTCCGAGTGCATCCTCGGCAGCGGCACGATCACGGCGACGCAGGTCCGCAATGCCATCGACTGGAGTTCGTGTACGTGGACGCCGAGCGGCGTGGCGTTCATGGACATCCGCAGCCCCGCCGGTGTGCAGACGGTGCTACGCAAGCGCGGAGACCGCGCGGTCGGCGTGTCCGTCGCGATGACCACCTACTTCAACGCCGCGACGTTCGACTTCTGGGCGGCGCACGCTGCGCGCTCGGACCTCTCGCTGCAGCAGCAGATCGGCAGCACGACGGCGGGGCTCATCTTGCTCGACGCGCCGACGGTGCAGGTGATGGCTCCGACGCGCGTAGACGCGGGCGGCGCGACCGGCATCAGCCTCCAGTTCGAGGGGCGACTCAACGAGAAGACCGCGAGCCCGGCTTCCGGCATCGCGAACTCGGCCATGACGATCGACGTCTATTGACGTCGCGAATGCGGTTGAGGAGCCGCACCACATGACACACGACAGAGAGCCATATCGGGAGGTCGCCGTCTATTGCAGCGGCGACTACGCCATCGACCGCGAGGCGATGGGCGGCAAGTTCGCCGATCACTTCGGCGACACCGCGCTTGACGGGTCGCCGGTGCAGTTCGGCACGCGCGACCCGTCGCTCGTCATCGCGCGCGCCGGCATGACGCCGAGCACGTTCACGCTGCGCGCGCTGACGGTGCAGCAACTCCGCGCGTGCAAGGGGCCGGCCGCGTTCGCTGACCGATGCCTGCGCGCGCTGATGTACAGCATCGTGAGCGCCGAACTCCGCCAGCCGCTCGCGTACGAGGCAACCACGTGGGTTGCCGCGCGCAGCAAGGGGCAAGAGTTCCTTGACCTCGATCAGATTGATTCACTGTGTGAGCGCGTCGGCGAAGAAGCGTGCGTCGAGATCGGATCGGTGGCGCTCCAGCGGACGACGCTGCGCCCTTTTTCCGTGCCGCACTACATGCTGCCGCCGGACTCGGCGCTCGCCCTGATGCGACTGAGCCACATCCATGCGGCTACCCTCGCCCGCACGAAGTCCGACACGCCGAGCACCGACGAGCCGTAGCCGCGGGGCTATCTCGCGCCGCTGACGTCCGCGCGGCGTGGCGATGCGACTGCGACGGCGTCATCAAGTCCGCGCGCCTCGTGCGGGCCGGTGGCGGCATGGGCGCGCACATCATCAGGCAGGTGCTCCCGCAGATGGCGCGCGACGGGCTCGACGAGCCGCCCTACTGCCCGTGGCGCTCGTATTGGGAGCCGCTCGTCGTCGAGGCGCTGACGCTGCGTGCGCGGCGCGAGCACGTCGATCTCGACGCGCAGCCGGCGATCGTCGTCGAGGCGCTCGAGGTGCTCGAGGGCACGCAGCATCGACTCGAAGCGGCCGACCGCAAGCAAGCGGCGGAAGCGCGCGAGACGGTACGGAAACTCGAAGACCAGCGCCGCAACGGCCGCTGAGCGGAGGTCTCTTGGACGACATCCGCGCGAAGATCGTATTCACGGACGCGGGCGCATCCGCCGCGCTCGGCAAGGTCACAGCGGCAGCCACGGCGACCGGCGCCGCGACCAAGACGGCGGGCGCGAGCATCGGCCAGTTCGGGTCGAGCCTCGGAGTCGCAGGGGCGGCGCTCGGGCGAGTCAACCCGGCGATCGGCTCGCTCGTGAGCATGGCGGGCAGCGCGACGGGCGCGATACAGTCCCTGACGACGCTCGGGCTTGGCCCCGTGGGGATCGCACTTGGCGTGATGTCCGTGGCGATCACGGCCGCGACGGTGTTGTGGTCCGCGCACGAAGAGCAACTCGCGAAGACCGCGCGCGCGTTGAATGAGGTCACCGCAGCGAGCGCCCGGTACCGCGACCAGCAGCGCGCGATGGCACTCGAGGAGCAGACCGCGGAAGAGCGGTCCGCCTCGGCGTACGACAACCGGCAAGCGGCGCTCGACGTGGTCCGCGCGGACCTCGCGCAAGCCGACGCCGAGCGGAACGCGGCGACGCTGCGCCGGATCGCGCTGCTCTCCGAAGAGGCCGGTCTTGGCGACCCAAGCCGTCCGCGCGGCGGAGGTGGCGGGCGAGCTCGGCCTTCGCTCGACGACCTGATGCAAGGGCGCGGCAGGCCTGGCGCCGCCGACGGCATGGAGGGGCTTGACCTCTCTGAGCAGCGAGGATTCCAGTTCAACGGCGCCGGTCCCAACAAGGACGCCGAGGGCGACGGCATGCAGCGCGGCATGGAGCTCGACCAGACGCTACTGGAGTCGCAGGTCGAGCGTGAGAAGGCCGCCAGCGAGTCGCTCAAAGACATCTACAAGGACACCTTCGGAACGCTGCAGGCCGGCATCGCCGCATCCGCTGACGCCATGATCAACGGCGGCGCGTCGGCTGAGCAGGCCGGGCTGATGATCGTCGCCGCGCTGGCGAACCAACTGAGCAAGGTTGCGATGATGGAGGGGCTCAAAGAAGCCGCGCTCGCCGCCGCGTCCTTCGCCTCCTACGACTACCCGGGCGCAGCCATGCACCTCGCCGCCGCTGGCGCGTGGACGCTCGTGGGCGCCGCTGCCGGCGTCGCTGGCGGAGCGCTCAGCGCAGCCGCGCAGCCAAGCGGTGCGGGACCGTCGACGGGCGCAGGACCGGCGCCGCGCCAGCAGACGGCCGCCGAAGAGGGCGCGCGCAACATCACGGTCAACTTTGCCGGCGGCGTCATCACGGCGGCGACCGAAGCGCAGCTCGCGCGCACGATTCGGCGCACCGTGAGCAACACCGCGCTAGGGGCTACCTGATGCCGATTCGCGACTACCACGCTGCGTTCGACTTCGCGCGCCTCGGGCTCGGCGCGGTCAGCGGCGCAAACGCGGCCGTGTTCTCCGGCGGGCTCACGGGCAACGCCGGAATCGCGACCGGCGTCTACACCCACGGCTATCGCCTGTATGACGACGGCACGGTGCCGGTGCTGTCCTTCGCTAATCTGATCAAGACGCAGATTGCGACGAGCAACGTCGTCTACGACTGGGTCACGATGCGCTACACGATCTCCGCCGCAGGCGTGTTCGGCGTTTCGTGGAACGGCCTACTCGGACTCGAGCTCGCAAGAATCCTCGGGTTCGCTGATACCCCGCTTTCGGCGGCTTCGTCGTACACCAGCACGCGTCGGCCGAAGTACCTCATCCGTGCGCTGCACCCCGGACAGTCGAGCGTGAGAGAGGCATACCGCCCACGCGGGCGGATGTCCTACTCCGAAAGCTCGAGCGGTCGCATGTCGTATTCGATCGGACCTCTCTCGCGCCCGACCTACGCGGCGTGGACGCAGCCGATGGAGAATCAGACCGGGCCGACCGATGCCGCGTGGACCGCCGACAAGGGCGTGGCCGGCGCCCCTGTGCGTCGCTCCGACGTTGGCAGCGCAACGCTCGTGACGTGGACGTGGGAGGACTTCTACGACCACGCCTCGTCCGTGCTGCCGTTCGCGCTGCTGCTCGACTCGGACAGCGTCGCGACGGCGATGCAACGCGCGTGGAAAATGACGGGCGAGATGGAGTCATTCGCGCCTGACCGTCCTGTGCAAGACTGGTCTGCGCTGGAGTCTTTTGCCATGTCGCTGCGGCTCGTCGACGACACGATCACGGCGACCTAGATGGGCCGCGCATTCGACACCGGATCCGGCTTCCTTGCCGGCCGCTTGAAGGTTCAAGGGCTGCCCTACGAGTGGGTCAGTGACCCCGCGATAGCGATGCCGGGCGCCGACGGCGTCGACCGTATCGACGGGCTGCTGATGGACTCGATCGCGTTCGGCGAGAGCATCGACCCTGGCACTGGCGAACTCCAAACGGACGGCATGAACGCGCAGATCGTCGAAGATCCGCAGCACCGCACCGGCGATATGTTCGTCATGCTGCCGCAGCGCGTCGCGTACCTCACGGCGTCGGTGACGTCGGTGACGACGACGGTCACGCTCGACCCGCCGATATTCAACGACGCCGACGTGATTCACCTCGGCACCGAAGCCATGCTCGTGACTGCCGGCGGCGGGACTGGCAGCCTCACGGTCGCGCGGGCGTACCGCGGGACGACGGCGCAAGCGCACTTCGTCGACCCGTCGCTCGGGCTGCCGCCGGCTGAGATCACCGATCGCCCCGTGGGCATCACCGGGCGGCGCGCGGAGTTCTACACGTACGAGCCGGAGGATTCCGTGTTCGGCCTCGGCACGCTGCGATGGCGCGGTATCGTCGCGATAGACCCGACGCAGAACGACCCGAGTACGTGGACGATTCTGATCGACCCGCCGACGTCGGCGCTCGACCAAGACCTGAGCGCGGATTCGCAAGATGGAGTGCAGCCGCGGGGAATCTCGTACTCGAGCAGGACGCCGGTCGTCTTCGAGATCAACGAAAGCCTCACCGCTAACCTGAGCTCTAACCTCACCGGGACCGTAACGGCAAGGTTCACGTTCCCCGCGGGCGGCGTCGCTGCGTTCTGGGAAACGCAGCAAGCGTACCTCAACGACCTCAACGCGGCGCTGATTGTCGCGACGGCCGGATTCGACCATCCGCTCACGACCACCAATCCTGCGCTCGTCGCGAGCGAGAGCGTCACGGGCGCGTGGGATCTGACCTATACGCCGGACGCGGTCGACCCTCGGTATCTCATCGTCCGCATCCTCGGTTCGCAGCTTGAGCAACTGACGCCCGGCGACGGGTTGGAAACCTACACTGGACTGCTCGACATCGCCGGGGAGTCGACTAGCAGCGTCGCCGCTGGCACTTCGTACCTAGTGCCGCGCACGGCAGGCATATCGGGCGCCGGCACCGTGCCGCGCGGCGTGTTCGGCTACGACGGCGGAGCCGGGCTAGTCGGCAACGCGCAGGTCATGTACCTCGGCGGGTTTGCAACTGGCACCTCTGCGCAGTCGCTGCTCATCGAGTGGCCCGCGGCAAACGGTCTGCCGGAGTCCACGGACTTCGTCGCCGTCGATGCGTACACGGCAGCGACGCGCTCGATCTCGGGCACGTCTGAGTCGCTATTCGGATTGGCGGGACGCTTCTACACGTCCGAGTCACTGCCGCTGATCAAGATCGGGCGCGTGTACGCGGGCGGCAATCTCGCGGATCTTCTCGTTGCTATCGTCACGCTCGCACCTGAGAACGCAAACGCCGGAAGTTGCCCGTTCATTGACTCGAACGACTTCAACTTGCCGGACATGGCGGCGAACGTAGATGCGATCACGCTCGGGCGCCCATGGGTCAACCGACGCGTGTTCGCTACGTACGCCACTGCGAATCTGCTCAAGATGACGATCGAAGAGTTGAAGCTCCTCGGCGCCACGTATGCGATGACCACGTCTGGTCAAATCACGGTGCGCGAGTTGTTGGTGCGCGCCGCCACTGACCCGGACGCAGTAGCCATCGGCGAGGATGAGATTCTCTCCGGCGCTGGCGGTGAGTGGCCCACATTCGAGCGTCAGGCGCTCGGCAGCCTCAACACGCTCATCCTCAAAACTGGGTACAACGCATCGGTCGATGAGTGGACCGGCCGCACCTTCCGACTGCGCGACATCGCCAGCTACGCGCGGCAGCACACGACGCGGTCGATCACCATCGAGCCGCTCTCGTACTTCTACGGCGGCGACTCGGCGATCGACATCTCCGACGTGACGGCGCTGGCGCAAGCCTACTTCGGCCTGCTGGGCGCTCCGTACTCCATCGTCCAAGCGAAGGTGCCGCTGACGCGCTTCGGCGTGCTCATCGGCGACGGCGTCACCGTCACCTGCTCGACGCTGCCGAATCCCGACACGGGCGGGCGCGGCATCGTCGACGCCCCGGGAATCGTCATCGGGCGCAAGTGGGAGTTGATGCGCGGAACCGGCATGATGCGGATCCTCGTGCCGCATCAGCGCGTGGCGGGCTACTCGCCGAGCTCGCGCGTCGCGTCGAACGCGATCGTCTCCGGCACCACGTACGACCTGACGCTCGAACTAGCGCAGCCGCGCGGATACGCGACGGCGTCGTCGTGGATAGTCGGCGACACGATCAGGACGCGACGATGGAACGCACTGACCCCTGCGTCCGCGTACGGCACCGTGAGCGCGGTCAACACGGCGACGCGTGTGATCCGCGTCGTGCTCGCCGCCGCCATCCCTTCGGGGACGCTCAACCTCGGCTACGGCTTCGCGAGCTCGGCGACGACGTCTCAGCGGCGATATATGTACGTCGCGGACTTCGACCGGCAGATTAGTTTCTCGACGGCTACGGCGCCGCGGACGTTCGGCGCCTAGAGTTTGCAGACGTTGAAGCACCGCGGCACCACGGGCACCGCCGATGTTCGCGTAGAGCGGCACACCGCGGCGTACCCGTCGCACGCAGCGTAATTGTACGCGCCGTCGCCGCCGCCGAACTGACCGCAGTCTACCTGCCAGTCCTCGTCGTCCGCATCGGCGCACACGCCATCGCCGATCATGCCGTCGCAAGTGGGCATCACCAGACCAGTCGATTGCCTTGAGCAATACGCCTCCGGCTGCTCCGCGCCGCACGCGCCCATCATCGCCGCCGCCAGCATCATCGCGATCGTCGTCGTCTTCATCCGCGAATCGTGACATGGCGCCGCGAACGCGCAAACGGAGGCGTCCTTGGCAACATCTGAGCATCTCGCGTTCGTCGCAGGAAACGACAGTGTGCCAGGAGACTTGTCAGGCGACACGTCGACGATCAGCGACGCGGTCAACAACCTTCTGCACCTGTCGGACAGCGCCGGGCGCGTGATCGTATGCACCGCGGACGGCGCGGTCGCGTACCCGAAAAAGAGCGGCGCGAACACGGGCGCGTGGTTCCCCGTGTTCTCGAGCGGCGTCTTCTATCCGCTGCTCCGCGACGACGGCAGCGCGTACCCGATCCGCGTGCGAATCGGCGGGCGTGCAGGCAGCGCGACGGGCTCCGTGTTCCGTATCGGCGTGTGCCCGGTCGGCACCGCCGACTTCTCCATGAGCGCCGCGGCCATCCTGCCGAACGTCGTGCAGACGGCGACGATCACGAGCACGACGCCGGCATGGCTGACGACGCTCCTCTCGACGCTCGTCACGCTGACCGCGGGGCAAGTCGGCGCTGCGCTCACCGAGGTCAGCACATACGACGCGGTCTCAAGCACAACGCCGGTAGGCGTGCTCGTGTGCCCCTGCACGATCGAGGTCTGGACCAAAGACCTCGTGCCGGCAGACGACACGCCAATCGTGAGCGGCGTCTACGCCGCGGAGTACGTCGGGACATGAGCCAGCCAGTCGGATACAAGCGCTCGCGCCCGCGGTATGAGGATGTCTCGCTCGGAGTCGCGGCGCGCTCGCGCACACACCTGCCGGCGGCCGAGCTCGCCAATTGGCTGCGCGGCGTCGGCTCCGTGCTCGTGCCCGCGAGCAACGTCTCGATCACGATTGCGGCAGGCACGACCAAGACTCTGCGCTACCGCGTGAAGCCGATCGGCACTGCCGTCGTGCGCGTCTGGGTCATCTACGCTCGCGCTTCCGCGGTCACGGGCGCGTCGTCGCTGAGCGTTGCCGCACCCACGGGCGCTACGCTCACCGCGCGCGGCGTCGTAGGGACGACCGAGGCAACGCGAGCGGTGACTTTCGTCGAGCCGCTCACGGCGAAGAGCGCGGCCGAGCAAGAGATATCTATCGACCTGCGCGTGGTCGCGGGCGGCGCTTCCGTGCTCGTGCAAAACGTCATGTGCTACGAGATGCCGCGCCGCGAGTTGCTCCGCGACAGCACCGACCGAGGCATCGCGCGCGAGACGCTGCTGTCACGAGAGCCCGTCTACGACGAGGACTTCGTCTCGCTCGGCGGCATCATGGACGCGGCGTCGATCATCGACACGCGCCGTCGCGTCACGCTGTTCGCGCGCTCGTGGCCGGACAACATCACGGACGCGCTCTCGACGACGTCGGGCGCCGCGCTCGGCACGAATCTACTGACGGCGCTTCCGGTCCCGATGCTCGCGCGCAAACGCTACATCGGCGACGTCGTCGGCGCAGTGAGCCCGCGATACTACGTGCGCGCGCCCGTCGGCACGTCGATGGAGATACGGTGCGCGAACGGCGCCACGACCGTAGACGTCACGCACGCCGGCACAGGCGCTTTTGCGTGGGTCACGTCGAGCGCCGACATCAACGTCGACTGCGAACTGATGACCGCATCCGACGGCCGGCAGGGCGCCGCGTGGGATGAACTGATCTTCTCGTGGCGGCGCTCGGTCGGCGCCGGCACTTGCTATCTCGCGAACGTATCCGCGCTCGACCTCACGACCTGAGCGACGCCACCACAACCGCGCCACGGCGCAGGAGCTGACATGACATCATCCCGGATAGTAGAGCAAGACAGCGACTACTCGCCGCCGACAGAGGCCGCGATCAACTGCGTCGCACTCGTCGCCGCCACGGCGAGCGCGATTCAGACCACTGGCATTCTCGGCACTCCGGCCGCGCCGGCGGGGTTCATCTCGATCGGCTGCGACGTTGTGTTCTTCCTGACGTTCAGCGCGAACGGGTCGGAGACGTCGCCCGGCACCGTCACAGACCCGGTGATCGCGGCAGTCGCGGGCGCGACGCGCACGATGGGGCCGTATCAGCCCGGCATCATTTCGCTGCGCGCCGGCCCGCTGCGGCGCTCGTTCAAGGTCATCTCGGCGAGCGCGGGCACGTTCCGCTGGTACCTCTCAAACGGCCCCGGTGTAATCTGATGCGCACGCTCCGCGCTCTCGCCGCTCTCGCCGTCGCGCTTCCGCTCGCGCCGTTCGACGCGCACGCGGAGCTCACCGTCTACTGCGCGTGGGACGTCGTGCGCCGCTCGTCGGCGATGCGCGTCGCCGCGTTCGCGCTCGTCGCGTTCGCGTTCGTCGTCGCGATTGCGGTGGCGCAGTGAGCCGGCGCGGAGGCGGGCGCGGGAGCAGCCTGCGGCGCGGCAGCAGCGGCGGCGGTCCCGCACCCTTCGAC